CAGCCCCGAGATGATTGTGACTCGCATGAAGTTCGACACGAAAGCAGAAGCGCCCAAGTTGCACTTCGCGCCTAGCCGTTGGCTGACTGACGAGGAGTACGCAATCGTTAAGACGCAAGGCGAAAGCGATGAAGCCAAGCGTGCAGTTGTGATGACTGTTGCCGCCGCTGATGGTGTGAAGCCTACACCTAAGTTAGCCATCGAAGGCAAGCGCCCTGCGGCTGTTGAAGTGGAAGAAGCCGAAGCACCCGCACCGAAAGCTGTCAAGGCGAAAGCCAAGCCTGTCGAGGTAGAGGAAGATGCCGAACCAGAAGTCCGTAAGGAATCTTCTAAGCCGTCTGCTGTGCCTGCCAAGAAAGGCAAGCTCGCTGACATCGTGTCCGACTGGGACGATGAGTAATTGAATCGGGGGGAAAGCTGTGCAACATGCTTGCGGACGAGCAGTTAGTACCCCCACCTAAAACACTATGGCCTATTCACAAAGAGTAATTGACGCAGTCATGGCTGCCAAGAAAACGCCCGGCAATCAGCTTGGGCGTTGGGCGATCTATTTAGATTTCCCTGTGACGAAGATTGCTTACGCGCTCGGAGTCACCCGCCAAACTGTGTACAACTGGTTCGAAGGTAAGGATGTTTTTGTCGCGTATCAAAACCGCGTCGAACTCCTTTTAGAAATAATGAAGTCCTCAAAGGACGCAGAACAAGCATGGAGAAAAATATGCAAGGAATACAACCTAGAACCCTGACTAACAGGGAACTCATCAACTACTGCGCTGATGCGGTAGACGATCCTTTCGGTATGCCAAAGGAATGGCAGAAGGAATTACTGCGCCGATTCGTGGCGCTTTCCCCAACTGACGAACATCCGTTCATAGACCCCCAACAACAAAACCTTTTCTGACAAGGCAAACAATATGGAACCGCTTGAGTTTGTAGCGGCGGTTTTGCCACCGCCCGGAAATGGGCGCTATTGCGTGGTGGAACTTTCAAAAAGAAAAGAACATGCCTATGTTCACACACTGGAGGAAGCACAACCTTTCATCGACAGATGGAAGAAGGCGGGTGAAGATATTTACTTTGCGTTAGGTACGTTTGGGGACGACAACAACAGGACTGCGGATAACGTGCACATGGTCAAGACCTTTGCCATCGACGTGGACTGCAACCATCCCAAAGACCTGCCTGATGCGGAAGGCAACATCAAGCCCAAGGCGTACGCTAGTGCAAAGCTGGCGGCTCAAGCCATCATGGAGTTCACCGAGACTACTGGGTTGTCTGCATTGGGCGACCCGTGGATGGTGGCGTCTGGCGGTGGTGTGCACGCATACTGGCCACTCTCCGAAGCTGTGGATGTCAACGAGTGGAAGCCGGTGGCCGAGGCGTTCAAGCGCATGTGCTACCAGAACAAACTGGACATTGACCCCACAGTAACGTCAGACGCATCCCGCGTCCTGCGCATCCCTGCCACGATCAATACCGGCATCAAGAATCGCAAGAAGGTGCGCGCTCAAACCAACGTGCGCTTCATGAGCGAAGGCGCTGTGTTCGAGTTGGCAGACATCCGCGCAGTGGTGGAGAAGAACCTGATCGGCACGCAGTACGAAGTAAGTATGGCCAAACAGCCTGACAACGTGGTTGAGCTTCCCGGTACTAGACCATCCACACCAAGCGCAAGTCAGGTCAAGTTGTTTGAGAACAGCGTCACCCGCTTCAAGAACATCGTGGTCAAGACCCGTGCTGGTACAGGCTGTGGCCAAATCTCACACTACGTAGAGCACGCTGAACAGGACGGCATGGAACCTTTGTGGCGCGGTATCCTGTCTTGGACGAAGGTCTGTGTGGATGGCGAAGGTGCATCGAAGTGGATCAGCGACATGCACCCGTACAGCGAAGACCGCATGCGCACCAAGTTGGCTGAAATCAAAGGCCCCTACCCCTGCACGAAGATGGATTCGGAGAACCCCGGAGTCTGCCCAAGTTGCCCACACTGGGGCAAGATTACAAACCCGCTGATCTTTGGCCGCGACATGGCGGTGACCACAGTTGAGAGTGTGGTGGAGCTACCCCGCGTTTCAATGGACGAGGAAGTCAAGAAGGTGCTTCGCCCTGAAGCACCCCGTGGCTACGCTTATGGTGAGCGCGGTGGCATTTTCATTCAGAAGGAAGACGAAGACGCGCAGGGCAACAAGGTCATGCGTAGCGTTTTGATTATTCCCTACGATCTTTTCCCTGTGGACATCTTGAGCCACAACGGAGAACACACAGTGCACTTCATGGCCATCAGGCGTGAGGGCGTACAGAACATTACGATGGCGCAGAAGGCTGTCGTGAGTCAAGATGAAACAGTCAAGGCACTGGCCAACCAGAATATCGTGGCATCGTTTGGTCGAGGCAACGATAAGAATTTATTTGATTACGTACGTGCGAGCGTGGAGAAAATGAGCAACGATAAATCACCCGTCAAAGTACCAGCCAACTACGGCTGGCAAGATAATGATACTTTTGTTTTCGCAGGCAAAATCTTCAGCGCCACTGGAGCCCCTGTCGAAGTGCCGATGCCCGGTCTTGAGAACATCGTGGCCAACACCAGACCTACTGGTTCAATGGAAACTTGGGTAGCCTTCATAAAGCTTTTAATTGCCAAGAGGCTATATGGACATCTGTCCATCGTTTTGGCAGGCGCCAGCGCCCCTTTTATGCGGTTTACGGGCATTTATGGGATGACTTATCACTGCGGTTCAACCGAGTCGGGTACGGGTAAGTCACTGGCGCTGGAAGGTGCGGCTTCAGTCTGGGGTCACCCCGTTCACTACCGCACTGGTAAGGGCACATCGCCTGTCGCCATGCAACAACGCCTTGGACTGCTTGGCAGCATGCCGCTAGTAACGGATGAGATCACCGCCAAGAACCGCAAGGATGCTGAGTGGTTTCCCGAGTTCCTACTGGACATGACCGAGGGTCGCGGCAAGGAGCGTATGGAGTCAGGCGCTAACAAGGAGCGTATCAACCTCTCGACTTGGCAGACAGTGGCCATCATGTCCTCCAATACCCACGTTGTGGACTACCTAACCGGATCACGCAAGCACTCGTCTGAGGGTGAACTGCGCCGCGTTCTTGAATTCATCATGGACGAAGAGTTGTCGTGGGAGCCCCATGAGATCGAGGTCATCAAGTCCTTGCATAAGAACTACGCCTTGGTAGGATACGAGTTGGCTAACTTCTTGGCCAAGAATGTGCCCATGCTCAAGACCCTTGTGCCTGAGATCGTGCGTAACTGCTACAAGGATTTCAACGCTACCAATGACGAGCGTTTCTGGATGGCCGGCATCGGTGCAATGATGGCCGCTGGCCTGTCTCTGGGCAGTAAGCACCTTGGCATTATTGACTTCCCGTTGAGCGAGATGAAAGACTTTCTGATCCTGCGTGTCAACACGGCTCGGGGCAACATCAAGACCAACAAGCGCAGTGCAGAGGATGTGCTCAACGGCTTCATCCAAGAGTATTACGGCAAGTTCGTGGTGGTGCGCTTTAACTCCAAGTCTGGCGCTGTGGCACTCCTTGGCGGTACTGCTGAGATTGACGCATCGACAACTCGCTCGGTAGTTATGGGGCGGGTGGAGCATGGCGTAACAGCCAACCACACAGACTTCTACATTGAGGAGCGCTTGCTTAAAACCTTCTGCTCCAACATGAGCTTTGGTTACGCTGACTTCAAGCGTCAGCTTGAGAAGCAATTTGTGGTGTCCTACATGCCCAAGAAAGACATGATGGCTAGAACCAGCGGCCCCCCGATGCGGGTTTCAACAATGAAAATCTCCAGAGAGAACTCGACCTTGGATGAAGAAATTATCAATCCAGTATCCATGGCAGCGGCTTGAGAGGGGGCAGGGGTTCTTTGTCCCTTGCATCGACACGGCTGAGATAAAAGCCGAGGGTTTAAATAAAGCCCTCGGCCATCGTTTGTTTGACGCCCGAGCCAAGGTCGGGGTCAGGGACGGTTTTACTGGCGTGTGGTTCTATCGCCTAGGAGGATAAAGCGACGAGCGTAGTTGATCTTTTGTTGGTCAAGTCTTGCCAAGCGTTCATCTTTCTGCTCGGTAGTCAAGCGTGGATCGGCTTTCACTATGCGCTCTTGCTTGGCTAGTTCGCCCAAGAACTTGAATACCTGACCGGATGTGGAAGCAAGCGCCAACTTATCTGCGTTCTCCTGTGCGAAGGCTCTGGCCTCGGCACGTTCGCCTTTTTCCACCAAGCTGTTGTACGTGGCCTTGGTTTGCTTGACCTGCTCCATCATGCTATACGCTTCGTCCAGTGTGCCACGGCCTTCAACGGGTTGGAACAAACCACCAATGAACGGAGTCTTGCTCAACTTAAGTGATGGCTTGGCAACATCAGATTTCATTTCCATGTTAAACAGCGGGTTGGCCAACTGCACAATGGCAATACCCAGACCGCCGGTGTAGCCACGGATGAGGTAGTCAATCTCGATAGGCGTGATGCCTTCCTTACCCGTGATGTCCTTGACGGTTTTGCTTGCCGTTGCTGCTCCGATGAGCTTGGCAAGTTCCGTTGTGTTGTCGCGGTAGCGTTCGCTTGGCAGCAGTTGCTTCTCACGGGCTGATTCAATGTCGCCACTGAAGAACGACTTACCGAGTACCACTTCAGCCACAGGCTTGACAGCTTGGGGCAGACCAAACGGATTGGACTGGCCAAGAAGTTTGAGGAAACCGCCCACTGCTTTGGAGGCTTTCTCGTCACCTGCCGCCATGTTCCACACAGCTTCGGGCAACGCCTTAAACAAGTAACCCAATTCAAACGGGATAGGCGCTTTGATAGGTTCGTCAAAGCCGGGGATGTAGATGAACCAGTTGCCGTAGCGTTCCTCTGGCTTGGCACGTTTGTAGGCTTCGTCGTCTTGCATAGCGGCGGCGTAAGCGATGGTTCCCAACGCCATGAACATACCGCGTTGCATCATTTTCTCTTTGATCTTTAGCTGTTCATTGAACGGCATCTGTCCTTTGTATGCGCGGTACAGCACGTCCAGACCTTGAATCTGTGCGTTAAAGAACGGGATCACAGTCGAGAGCATCTGCATGCTAGGCGACAAACCACGACGGCCAAAGTTCATGGACTCAAGCGTACGGAGAAGCGCCTGTTGTTCGGACATTCCCTTGTCAATGGATTCCTTATATATCACAGCACGGGTAGCCGCATCGCCCTGCATAGCAAGCGCATCAGCCTTGGCCATCAACTTAGCCCAACCAGATTTACCAGCGGTAATGTCACGCAAAAGCATATCCATGTCACGGGCATTGCCGGAGAAGACGTTGCTACTGATCGCGCCTGTACGCATAAGCTGTTCTTCGGTTTCGCTACGCCCCGCCACCATCTTAGCCAACTCTTTCATGGAACTTAAGACAGGCGTAGCGTCTGTACCAGTAGTGAGCCACGCGTTCAAAGGATCGCGGATAACCTGACGCACAGCATACGCAGGGTTGCGAGTCACAAACTTACGCAGAATATCTGCGGGGTAGCCCATCAGACGGATAGCGGCTGGCAGTGTGGTCTTGATGCCTTCCATACCCTTGACCACCAACTCAGCGGGGATGTCAAACTTGTCTGTGTCAATGACAGCAAAGTGATCCTTGCCTTTGACTTTGAAGCGAACAACGTTCTCTCCTTTGGGGCCCATGCCGGGGCCAATTTTGCTGGCCATACCAAGCTTGTGCAGGAGGAAAGAGTTGTCTTTCATCATGGCGTTGCGCAAACCCATCCGGGTCAAGATAAAAGTATTTTGCACTGCACTCGTAAAGATTGGCATGATCTGATCTTCACCGCCCACCAGTTGCTGGAGTTCGGGTTGGTCTTTGACGTTGCCAATACGGATGGGTTTTTCCCCAGCCACAAACAAGTTGAGTGAGTCGCCGTCCACGCGGTAGTACGGAATGTAAGGAATCTTCTTGAGCGCTGCAGCTTTCTCGGGAGTCATCTCGCCCGTTTGCACAAGGAAGTCAATCAAGCCGTTGTTGTACGTTTGATAAATCTTGGCAGCTTCCTGCACGGCATCAAACTGTGTTTGGTTTGCTTTGAGTGCGGCCATGCGCTCTTGGTACTCGCGCTTGACTGCGGCAGGGTCTTTGTAGTTCAGCTTCTCCCAGCCCACAGCTTCGGCACGCTGCCCGGCAACGTAGGCAGTCAAGAACGCTTCGGCTTCTGTGTCGCTGTCAAACTTGCCCTTGTACAACGCTTCGGCGGCATCCAACATGTTGGGGCCTTTGTCGCTCATGAAAATCTTTTCCGTCACGCCATTACGTGTCACGGTTTGATATTGCACACGGCCATGCGTCATGAATTGCTGAGCGTATTGGCTTACGTTCTGCCCAAAGCGTAACAACCATTCACCGTTAAGCGCCTCGGCAGAGGAGATGATGCCCTTATCTGCGCCACGTTTGAATGCTTCAGAGATGGCGGCATGCTGGTCAACCAACTGCACGCGACCCGCCAACCCAAGGAAGTTCCCCATGAGGCGGTCTTTGATCGAAGGCTTGGTTGCAATGAACGAAGACTTAACTCCGGGGTCAACCTTGGTACGGAAAGCAATCTGGCCATCGGCTGCGCGGTAAGGGCCAAGCCGTTTGGATGCAAACGCCTGACGAGACTGACGCAAAGAATAGAAAACGTCAGATGTTGATAGTAGAGAGGAAGAAGTAAAGCCCATGTCACGCAAGCCTGCGCGAACCATCCCGATCAACTCTTTGAGCCATCGGCCAGCTTTTTGTTTGAAGCTTTCGTTTACGCGAGCTTCTTCAGTATGCGCAATGATCTCGCGCAGTGCTTGAAGTTTCTGAACTTCTACGCTTCGACCCATGCGTTCGTTAGCTTGCGCAGTACGGATCACTTCGTTGAGCAGGTCTTGGCCACCAATTTCTTCAGCCAGTGCACGAAGGTCTGTCTTGTTGGCGTAGGCTTGGAGGCGCTCTAGCCCGATGATGGTGTCAATACCGTAGTGGCCAACCAACTCGTGCAGTACGGTGGCTTCCAAATCTTTCAAGTCAACGTGCTGGTCGCCCACCACCAAGACCGTGCCGTCACTGAATACAGCGCCTTGCACCATGGCTTCGGTTGGGTCAATGCCTTCATTGGACATCTGCTTGAGCAGACGAACAGGAATCTTGCCGGGGGTAGCGGCATATACCAGCTTGACGTTCTCAGGCAGTTTACTCTGCACTTTTTCAATGAAGTCCGATGCGGCTTTAGGATCAACGCTCTCGCCTTCTGTCTCACGGGTGCGGTAGGCTGTGCCACCATCGGTGTCATACGCTGTTTTGACAAGCTCCTCAACCTGCGCTTTGGTCAAGCGTGAACCTGCTTCACGCAAAGCTTTTCTTTCTGTAGTTGCACGGCTTTCAGCAGAGCCTGTACGTTCTTCCGTTGGTGCACGGCGCACCTTACGAGTCTCTTGAACAGTGCGTTTAGATGGGGTTGTCTGTTTGCTTTGCGCCAGTGCTTCTTTAACAATGCCTGTCTGCTCCGCAAGCGTAGCCTTGTACTCTGGTGTTTGCCGCCCAAGTTCAAGCGCTTTGGCATTTAGCGCATCGTTCATCTGTAGCTGGAACGCAGTCACAGCAGGGTCGTTTCTGCCGTACTTCTCTTGAAGCGCCTTCAAGCGCTTCGTCATGGATTTACCCAGTTTGTCAAACTCAGGTTCTTGTCTGCCCAAATCATCGGCCAGTTTGCGCATCTGCGCAGAGTCTTCGGCTTCCTTACGAACGTTGCCTTCGCTAATCCGTTTGGTTTCTTTGACAGCGCGGCTTACTTTAGCGCCAATGGTCTTGCCTTCAGCGTTTTTAATTTTGAGCGTGCCAAGCTGGGCTTCGCCGGCTGCTTTCTTTTCAGCCGCCACAACACTGGCTTTGACCGCAGGTTTAGCCTTGTACATACCTTGGTACAACGTTTCAATCTTTTTACGAGCGGGATCAACGTGCGTGTTGAAGATGTTGTCGTAGCGATTGCGAAGACCATTAAGTTGTTTGTTCAAGCGCGTAACGGACTTGCCTGCTGTTTGCGCAGTGTTGATGCTATCCACCAAAGCTTTTTCTTGGTCTGCCAAATCAAACAACTGTTGCAAATAAGACTTGGTGGCGTTGCCTTGTGCTTTCACAACTTTATTGTGAAGCGTTTTGATCTGCTCCATTGTTGCGTCGTACTGCTCTGGCGTCACAGTGCGCTGGGCTTCTGTTCCGGCAAGATTCAAACGTGTATCTAGTACCCGAGTCATGCGCTGCTTTTCAGCGTCTTTGATAGATTGAGCTATCCGTCCAGCAGGAACGTTTGTGGCTTCCGCAACACGGCGATCAGCCGCTGCGCGTTCTTCAGGCGTCATGCCCGTGCGCGTAATGTTCTCTTGGCTAAAGATGTCGAGTTGTTTTGGATCGCGTTGGCTTGGCAAAGTCACCGCTTCTTTTACGGGTTTCATGCCGTAACCTTCGGGGCGGGGCGTCTCAGCCACCACTTCCTTGGGTTCAAACTGCATGGCTTGCGCAGGTGTTTCTGCAATACCGGGCACAGTGGTTGGCTGCGCTGGGCCTTCAGGCTTTTCCGTTGGAGCCAAAGGTGCTTGCTCTTGGGTAAACAACTCACCCGTCTGGCCACGCTGCTCACGGGCAGCACGCATCTCATCAAACAATGCTTGGCGTTTCTTCAAGTTGGCCAGCTTGTCAGCTTGCTCCTTGGCTTTATCAAACTCACCCTTTTGCTGGAAGTCTTGGAACTTCTTAGTCTCAGCGGCCAACTGTTTGACAAAGTCTTTTTCGGACACCGACACACCGCCGCGCTCGTCGATGGCACTACCCATCTCCGTCAGACGTGCTTTGACTGCTTCGTACTCGGGGTGAATCTGTGCGTACTCTTCTGGTGTGGCTGCCGTCAACCTGTCTTCTAGCTGACCAAACTGCTGGCGCAAGTTGTCTTGTTGCTCCATCAAACGCACAACGGGTTGTTGTGAATACGGCGCGGCACCGGGGATGTCGGTTGTCCCGTACTTGGCTGCTGTGGGTTGCTCCGCACCAGTTTGCGCCTCTAGCGCGGCTTGGCGCTCGTCCTGCATCTTTTCAATCAGGGGCTTGCGCTTCTCATACTCTTGCTTCAAAGGCATGAACTCTTCCTTGCGGAAAGTGTCAAACTCTTGCTTGGCTTGGGCGTATGCGGCTTTCTCTTCTGGCGTAGCACCCTTGGCAGGCTTGACCAAGTCTTGTTGCAAAGACGCCATGTGCTGCGTTGCAGCACGATACTGGTCGTCCAGTTGGGTCAGTGCTTCGGGTGCTGTGGCCTTGGCTTCGGATTCTTTAAACGCTGTTGTAACGGCAAGGTTTTGCTCTTCCGCTTTTTTGGCGGCAACTTCTTGCTTAGCACCGGCTTTTGAGGACAAGCGGCCTGCCGCACCCAGTGGGGCAAGCAAACCGACTTGATAGGCTGTGCGCCCGTATTCTTCCAGAGCGTCTTGGCTAGTTAGGGATAACCCTGCCTGTGCACGCTCCAGCATTTGTTGAGTAATCTCTGTTGGCACTTCGGCCAACACACCCACCCCCGTGCCTTTGGCAAGCGTAGTAGCAAGGCGTTCTTCGGCAAGTTTTGCCGCATTACCTGTACCAATGGTCAACGCTTTAGCGGGGATACCCGTCAATTTAGAAACAAGCTGTTTACCAAACGGGACGAATGTGGCGATGACTTCTAAAGCTCCTTGCCCTGTAGAAGCAAGTTCTGCTGCACCCGTGTCAATTTTTACAGGCTCACCTCGAGCAGTTTGTTCTTGAGCTTGACGTTCAATGTCACCGCCTAAGCTCTGTAATTTAGATGGAAGAAAAGCTCCCAACGCGCCCCCAGCCAATGCACCATAAGGGCCAAGCGGAGCACCCGCCATTGCTCCTAAACGCGCTCCACCAAAAGAAGCCGCAAGGTTAGGCGCTTGTTCGGCAATAGCCAAAGGGATTTGGCGACCAACTTCTTTAGCCGCAGAAAGAACACCATCTTTGTTGTATGCTTCTTTGACTTTATCAATTCCAATTTGATCGGCGTATTTACCTGAAATTTCTTCGCCACGTTGCAACCCGGCTACAGCAGCTTCTTCGGGGTTTATGTATTTGCCAACGCCAGAACGAAGTTGACTTAGCGTGGATTCAAACCCTTTACCGATGGCACCAGTGATACCGCTTTTCTTAGGGGCTTCTTGTTTTTCTGCACCAAACGCTTCTGGGTACTTTGCGTACGCAGCACGCATAGCGGATGTGTAGTTTTCACCTTCCTCAACGGGAAAGAAAGAGCCGTCCGGCAGTTTGATGTAGTTAGCCATTGCTATCAATCGAATTGTCTTCCGGCCACGCGATGCCGGAGTTCAAGAAGCGCGTGTCGCTATTATGGCGCGATTTACCGCGAACGTACAGCGTTTGGATTTACATTGGTGTCAGAGTAAATCTGTCCTTGACCGCCTGCCCCACTTAGCGAAGCTATAGCGGCAGCATATATTTCCGGTGTTGGGTACTTGGCTCGAAACTCTTCGCCTTTGGTTGCGTACTTGCCGCCTGTGGTCATGGTCTGATCGCCAGCCATTTTTTCGTAGTTTGCAAGAACACCTGCTTGTTGGCGATCCTGCTGGTACAAACTAAAACCTTTGCGCAAAGCGCTATCAGGCGCCGCTAAACCTAACTGGGTGTACTTGTTAAGTTCTGCATTAGCGTGTGCAGCCGCAGTAATGCCGGCCACATCTTTGCGGTTTTGTGCTTCGAAGAGGGCTATGTCTTTGCGGTTGTTTGCTTCGTATGCCGTCGTCCACAGTTTAGAAGACACGTCTGCGGTTGTGCCTGCAATCTTGGAAGTAAGGCCAATACCCAACTCGTTAATCTTGTCTTGACGTTCACCAATCTTTTCTTCCAACTGAAGCTTAAGCTTAGTGTCATCACGGCCTTCGGCACGGCGGGCTTGCTCAATTTCACCACGCATTTTCATGTTTTCACGCTCCATCTTCTTGATGTCTTTGAGCGCTTCGCCGTATTGAGTGACCGCAGGGATGGCTTCTTTCAAGTTCTGCAAGGCAAAACGTGAAGAGCCGCCAGCAATGGCCAAGCCAGCAGACAACAGCGCCAAGCCAGCAGCTTTGTCTTTTTCGCCACCCGTCTCAGCATCTTGTTTGTCCAGTAGTTTTTCCAGCCCTTGCAGTGCGGGAGTCTTGGGCAAGTTGTCAGCCAACATAGTGCGCATGCGTGCGCCTTGGGATTCTTGATCTGTTTCGGCTTTCCTCAAAGCAGTACGAGCGTCTTCAAAATCAACAAACTCACCGGCTTGTGCTTTGGCTTCTTCGACTGTCATTGCTTTTGAAGGTGCAAGCGTAGCTAGCCCTTGTTTTTCAACAGGAGGAGCAGGCGGTTTGTTGCTACTAGGCTGCGCACCGGGAGCCGCAACGGGGGGTACATAAGCAGGTTGTTTAAGCGTAGAAACATCAGTTCCGGCAGGCATACCCACGTTCATAGGCATGCCCATACCCCATACCGGTTGAGGCTCGACAGTGCCTGTATTTTCAAGCGCGTCAAAAGCAGCAATAGCCTCTTGTCTACTAGAAAACTTTTGATTGGCCAAAGACGCCGCCGCAGAAGGTTTGCCACGAGAAGCTGAAGGAACGTCTAAGAACCAAGTCTTACCGCCGTCGGTTGTGCGAACAAGCTGCTCGCCTTTGCCGGCGTAGTGTTGTACCGCACCGCCGCCAGACATACGCAATACAGGCTCGCTACGTTGAGCAAAGTCAAACATACCACCCATGCCGTAGCCTTCGTTGGCATCGTCTCCGTAGCCCGCAATACCGCCGTCAGCCATGTGCTGCATATTGGGGGCAGGAAGCTGACCAATGCCTTGATCTTCGGGAAGTTGACCCATCTGTGCCACGGCAGCATCTGCTACACGGGGTTGGGGCTGACCTGCCATCTGAGCTTGCGCAGCTTGGCGCATCTGTTTGCGACGGCCATCTTCGGAAATAATCAAGGGGAGAACGTACGGGTCGTTCTTGTGCATCATGGCCATCTGCTTCAGCGCAGCATCGGGCAGTATCGCAATTTGCGATGTGATCTTTTCGGAGTTTGGTAATGCCATGTTCTTCAGCCCATGTTATGGATAGCTAATTCTGCCAGACCAGCAGGGCGGCGTTCCAAGTCGTCGGTAGATCCCCCAGCCGCACCAAACAGTTTACTTGCACCCAATGCCGCTGTGCCTAAACCCGCTACTTGAGACACCATAGAAGGCGCTGCTTGATATATCGTATTGGATTGCTGAGTCAGAGGCAAACCACGGAGCATGTCAGACATGAAGCCCAACTGTTTGTATGGGTAGTTCTGGTAGTTCTGGAAGTCCTGCATCTGCTGATTCAGGATGTTTTGCGTCTGTTGCTGTTGCATACCGCCATACTGACCTTGCAGTTGGTTGATGCCCATCATCTGGTTATAGGACGTGTTGCCCAAGTTACTCAGTTGACCTGCACCTGTCAGCGCTGTCTGCAGACCTTGAAGTCCCAGACCTGCACCGTATTGGCGTGACTGCTCGGCAAGCTGCTGCGCTGTCATGTTTTGCTGTTGGTTGGCTAATTGGGCTTGCATGTTCTGCCCAGCGCCTAATTGTTGTACACCTAGTTTGGCTTGTAAGTTTTGGCCGCCCGTGGTGATACCAGCTTGTTGATTAGCCAGTTGAGCCTGTAAGCGTGCGGCTTGCTCAGCATTAAATTGCTGTTGGCCTTGGCTGTATGCGGCTTGCTGACCTTGCGCAAAGATGTCGCCTTGCTGACGAGCCAGATTGTTACGCATCTGACCGCGCATGAGGTAGTCACCACTGCCACCAAACGCACCGCTACGGGCTGCTTGGGCTTGTTGAGTCTGTCCTGCAATAGCCGCTTGACGAGCCGCGTCTTGTTGTTGACGCTGAACCACATTGGACATGTACGGTGACATGTAGGCTTCGGCCATGCCGGGGCGCGTAAAGGACTGAGTGCCCACGCGTTCCGCGTCACCCATCTGGTAGTACTGCAGATCAGGGTTGTTGACAGCGTACGCAGAAAATTTAGCAGGATCGTAGTTGCCGTAGTTCATGGCGGCTTGTGAAGCCAGCCCAGTCATATCAGAAGCTTGCTGAATTTGAGGAGCCACCTGCATGTTCTGCGCACCCCTAAAGGCTTGCTGTTGCAAAGGCGTGAACTGCGCAACTTTATCCCCCATGTACTGCATGTAGGGGTTGGTGTTAATGTCGGTAACCGCTGCGGCTTGACCTAACAAATCCTGAACGTACGGCTTGGCGTAGTCAGGAAGGGAGGTCTGCGATATGTTTTGTTGTGTTGGGATTATGTCGGCCATGATCTATCCTTACGCGGGAAGGTATTTGTCAGCACGGCTGTTGGCCGCTACTTTGTTTTTGCCTGTGGTCTTGCCGCGTGCACGTTGCACACGATCCATCATGGCGTAGAGTTTCTTGGCTCCGGCATCGGTTGAGCCATTACCCAGTTCAGACACAATCCGAGCAGGCACTACAAACTCGCCATCGGCAAGGCGTGCAGGTTGACCCTTAGCACCAATCGTTGCAGGAATGCTGTCGGACACACCATCACCGGGGCCTTTGAGCAAACGGCCACCATCAGAGTAAGAACCCAAAGAGCCAAGGCCACCGCCTACGGCGTAGCCACCCATGGCGTACCCCCTAATGTCTCCACCAGCGGCTTTTTTGGTAGTGGCTTGTCTTCCACTATCTTTGCCATACATAGTGTAGTGTTCGTACCCAGATGTAAATTTAACAGGTTTTCCAGACACCGATTTACCTGAAGCTAACTCTGCAGCAACGTCAGGGTTTGCGGCTAGATAAGCGGCTTCATCCCAGCTATCTTTGACAGCTTTATCGGCAGCAACATCAGCGGCGGCTTTATCGGCAGCGGCTTTTTCCGCAATTTTCTGGTCAGTAGCTTCCTTGTTAATAGTGCCGTCTTCATTTTTAACTTCGGTTGCCGCTTTATCTGCCGCAGATTTAGACGCCGCCGCACGCCATTTCGGTGCTATTTGAGAAATTGGAACACCCGTAGCTTCAGAGATTTCTTTTGGCGTCAAGTTGTTTGCAAGCGCCCATGCGTACGTAACTGCGTCGTCTTGGTTGGCGTTGGTCTTGAAGTAATTAAAGATTTCTTTTGGCGACATCAAATAGTTAGTGCCGCCAGTTGGGTCTTTGTACTCGGCTACATAGTCAGGATTGCGAACGTACTTGCCCGTGGCTTGATCGTATGTGTACTGTCTGTTGGTGCTGGCAGGCATGCCAAGCGTGGCTTCCGCATACGGACGGGCAATCTCACCCACACCGGACTTGGTTGGGTATGCGCCTTGGCCCATGAGGTATTTGTACGCCGCCATCGAGTCGCCAGTCTGTTGGTTGAACTTGGCGTTGTAATACTTGTCTTTGGCTTGATCTGGGCTGATATTGAGAAGCTGCGCCGCTGTCTCTGGGGCCAAACCAATTTTGTCAATAAAGTTGACGTGATCCAATTCAGTAGCTGTTGGGTTTTGAATACCAAATTGGCGATACAAATCAAGCTTGGTTGCATCTGCGGCTGTTTTAGCAGCGGCTTTATCTGCAATTTGCTGTTTAGCTAGAGTTATAGGGTCTGTGGTAAATGCAGACTTACCTTTGAAGTCAACGATCGGGCCTTGTGTGCCAGACGACGCCATCGTGCCTTGGCCTTGGTATGTACCTTGACCAACGGCTGTGCCAATAGCAGGGGGAACGTACGTGTTACCCGCCACTTTATTGTATGTGCCGGTTGATGTGACGGCTACAGGTTTGACTGTGGCCGTGCCGTCGCCTGTGTAGTCGAGGCGTGTATCAGCGCCAATATCTTTAGGGAGAAGCGTTGTTATGCCTGCTTTATCAGATGCAGCTTTATCAGCGGCTATTGTTGCCGCAGTGCTCAAACGTGAGACAACGGGATACCCCATTTTCTTTTCGTACTCTGCTTGCCACTCAGGAGTAGCATCAAAGCCTGCAGATTCTGCTAATTTTCTTCCTGCTGCATAACCACCTAAAGAGTCAAATGCGGCAGTGGGGCCTCCAACAGTAGTGGCTCGATACATCAACTCCAGTGCTTGATCTGCAGGAGTTTTAAATTTATCAGTAAATGCTTTTGCATCACGGGCCGCAACGTAACTTGAAGCCAACTGTTCGCCCGCCTTTGACTTCCAATCAACAGCGCCGGGAGTTTTTGCTGCATAGTCGTACAACTGTGTTGCATCGCCCGTATATCCAGCAGATTCGGCCAGCTTCCTAACCGCAGCAGAACCGCCCAAAGCGTCAAATGCGGACGTATCAACGCTACCTATGGATGACTGGAGCATCAAGTTCATGGCCGCTTGCTGTTGGGGTGTCAACGTAGCTGCGGCAGCAACAGGAGCCGCGGTAGTAACAGCAGGAGCCGCGACAACAGGGGCAACGGCAACAGGCGCCGCAGCGGGGGCTGTTGCGTATTTAGACATGATAGAAGCCAGTCCAGCTTCGTCACCTCCAGCATTTAAATAGTTTGTGGCAATCGTGTCAAAAACTTTTGGGCCACCAAGATTAGCGTAGATGTTGTTGAGATCGGCTTCTTTAATTAAGCTAGTACCAGCGCCGCCATAGCGAGGCACACCGCCACTATTCAGCGCCACGATGCCGCCTTCATTAAAAGGCTTATATGCGGGAGTGCCATAGTTGGCAGCAGGCACAGGGTTCAAACGGCGATAACCTGTCGGGCCGTAAATGAATTGGTTGATGGTGTCGTTGCTTTGAATGTCTGGCATCTTGGTGGTTGTAGGAACCATAGCGCCAGCCATAATTGGTGCGGCAGCAGCACCCAAATATTTAAAATTATCTTTGGCAAAACTCAATGGGTCGTTTGCAACAGAACCAAATCCAGCAGACATTTTCGCCGCTGTGGACGCGTTTGTGCCTTGCGATACCGCGTTTGACACGGCTTTATTTGCTTCAGTAATATATTCAGGATTTACCGCACCGCCTTCTAACGTAGGAAATATCCCACGCTCGGCCAAAGTGTCAGACATCATTTGACCAGAAGCCACGCCAGTAGCGTCAGCCGCAAGCGCGCTAGTGCCAGCACTTTCAAGCCCAGCCCCCAGCCCTGCTCCACCATACGCACCCAATCCGGCCATGAGTCCACGAGACAAACTGCCGGTAGCCAAAGTAGTCAACCCACCCACAGCCGCGCCAGCCATACCAGCGCTCATCCCCAAACCTGCAATACCAAAAGCACCGGGGCCTAAGAACGCGCCAAGAGCGATAGGGGCTACAGCTTTAAACAAGTCGGAAAGGAAGCCCGCTTCGGGTAAACCCGTATGCGGATTGATGGTCATTGTCGTGCCGTTAGCTTCGGCAAAAGCTTGTAGGCGCTGGACTTCGTCCGGCGTCATGTGTACAAGTAAAGAGTCGTCACCGCGACCGTGTGCGGCTACCTGTTCGGCAAACTTATGCAGGCTCATTTTTGCCTCTCAAAATGGGGGTTGCTGGATAATATCATGTTGATGTCTTTATGCGAAGCATTTGGCTACCAGCTTGTACACCGTCTTGTGTGTCTCGGTACACATCACCCAACCGTAAGTTAGCAAAATCAGCTTCGGTTGGCAGTGTTGCAAGATCAAGGTTCAGTGTGGCTCCACCCATATTACCGGGGTTAGAGATTTGACGGAAAAACAAACGCAAAATGTTGTTCAACTGATCCTGATACCGGCGCTCGTATTCCAATGGAGCCAGTGGTAGGTTTGGTGGGGTTGCGTTAAGTTCAGCCATCAGCGTCTGCCGTCAGGTCTAATATCTATACGGGGGGCGCCAAGCTGCCAAGCCGTACCAATTTGGTTGGACTCAATCTTAAAGATCATCTGACGACCACGCAAGCGTGTGAAGATCATGCCCGTGAACTCTTCGGTAATCACATACGCACTGCTTTGCGCAACAGGAGCACCCGCTGAACTTGTCACGCCAGAGCCAGAGTTAGCCAACCCGTATAACGTCATAGTCACGGAAGGCATTGCAGCAGAAGGGGATGCAACGGAATCTTGGAACGTCAAGTCCGGTAAGACCCGCCAGACAAAGCCAAAGTTATGACCATCACCGATATCAAACTCCGACGAGGAAATGTACGCATCAAGCGCAACAGTTATAGCGGTCTGATTGTCATTTAACCCGTCTTCGTGGTTGACTAAGTTGTTGCTGTATGTGGCTGCAATTGGGTATGAGCGCAAGCCGGAATCCAACCAAGCTGTGCGTCCAAGCGTGCCGTAATACCAGACTTTTTCAAAATAGTTGTAAATTACATACTTGTCGTTTACTGTACTACCGTTTGAGGGGTAAAACCACCAGACCTCGTTGAAGCCTTCGTTGGTGCCACAAGTGACTTGGGCAGATTGGTTTTGATTAAAGTCTTGAAACACATAGCGGCGCAAGTCACAGTTAAGCGTCTGCACACGGCCATCATAGGCGTAGAACTTGTCTACGCCCATCCAATACACGATACCAGAAGCAATTACTGCCGCGTTGAGGCCGGCAATAGAGATGTTATCGCCAAGCAACTGAGGTGCCCACACGTACGGGGGGCCAAGGTACTGCAGTGAGTACACGCTTGAGTCCGTAAACACCACAATCTCTTGGCGGGTCTGTACAGTTGTAATGATTTCTGAGCCGTGGGACAGACGAGTAAAACCTGCTTGGTTTGTAGCGTCAGGTGTCCAGTTATAGATGTCGTCTTGGTTTGACCAACGGATTAGCATTGGGTCAATCGAGGAACTGCCGTAGTCGTTTGTGCCAAACACAAGGATAAAACGCGAAGTGTCAGATACCGTCAAAGTGTTCTGTACAACAGGGGCATCAACAATCAAAGACACATAAACGCCAGTACCCGTAGACGAAGCATTAACCGCGTTCCCCGCGCTATCTAAGAGTTTAAATGTCAACCCATCCACTTCAAAGACGTAATACGTTGTATTGGCAGAAACGCCGGTAGGCATAGAGGTGGTTGCGTTAAATTGTAGTGCCGCGCCCTCTGTATATAGGATGGTGGAAGTAACAACTGTTGGTGATGCGTTGGTAAATGTAACGGTGCCGCCAAGCGTATTGAGCGCAACACCGCGAGTAGATAAGCCACTCCCAGCATCCCAGTAATACAAACCACCACCGCGGGGGCCAAACACAAGGTCTTCCCCGTAGTTCATCTGGCTCCATAATTGCAACGAGTTTGTGCCGGGTAGGCCATACCCCCATGTACCTAAACCCCAGCCCCCTGCGCCCCAACCTGTAGTTGGCACTTCATATTCAGGGCCAGCATTGACTTGATACGCGGCAACAACAGATGATCCCCCACCGGGAGAACCAGAAGCATCGGTTGCATTAGCTGTAGCAGTAGCTACAAAAGTGTATGTATTAGCCGTCAAAACCGTAATCTGGTACTCGGCATTTAACACGCCAGCGGTGATGTTTCCACCAAGCCCTACTGCGCCACTAAAAGTAACAAAAGAACCCGTAGTAGCACCATGTGCGGTGTCAGTAACTGTAATAACCGATGAACTGTTTGTAGCTACAAAAGGATTGGCATTGATTGTAACTGTGGAGCGAATAGGCGTGATGTCGTTGTAGTCGCCACCATTTTCAATGTAAAACTTTAAGTTTGTACCAACACCTAGATAATTAGCGCCTGATAACGCAATCCAATTCCACAATGAACGGCACACGCCAAGAAAAGTGTTTGCGGAAAGTTGTGTCCAGCCGCCAATAATCTCTGGGTTGCCTTGACGGAAACGGATTTTGTCGCACTCGTACCAACCGCCCTCGGTGGTATATCGCGTGTTCTCCCGGTTGACGCCCGGCTTAAACAGAATCTTTTGTAATGGCATCGGTCAATCCAGTAAGGCGCACTCAGCCGTGCGGCGTTTTAACAAGCCCGGCAGTACTTTGCCGCCACCTTTAGTCCAGAGCATCAGTTGTTCTTTTGCCCCTTCCCAATCATTGGCGTTGATTTTCCTCTTTAACGTGCTTGTTTGCAAGCGTCCCGTGCCCAAGTTATAGCAGAAATCTACGATGGCGTTGCACTTACGTACGTCTGTAATCAGGCCGGGGCAGTTACGTAAAACACCGGGTAAGTATGTATGTTCTAACTCAATCATCAAAAGCGACCGTGCCGTGGGTTCATCCATCGGCGCATCTTCCAGAGTTACCTTGCGTTTGTCTGCGTAGTAGGTAGAACCATAGCCAATCGTAGCCACACCAGCCGGACAAAGGTACGGCTTGGCGCGGTAGCCCTCAAACTGACGGCATAGAGCAGCGGCTAACTCTAGATTCATATGCCGCGCTGCTTCAGAGTTCTATCAAGGAACCAATAGTTAATTGTCCCAGACAGCAGGGCTGAGAAGTCAGGTGTCATCATGGTTTTAAATACTTCTACGGCAGGCGCACCGGCAAGCCATGCGTTCCATGCAAACCATACATGGATAAACGACCAAACGAATAGTACCCAATATGTTACTACTGGGCGCACAGAAGCTGACAGACTAGCTACCCAACCGCCTGCGGCTTTGACCATTTCTGCCTGTTGAGTGATGGCGTTGTTAAACGCATCCATTACGCCTACGTCAATAGCGGCTTCCCGCTGTGCGCCAATCTCAGCCAACTTCTGCTGACCACGCAGTGTCTCTAGTTCGCATTGACGGGCAAACATATTTAGTTCGTGTTGGCGTTCGTTCTTCTTGTCAAAGAACTTCAGCACCTCGGGTGCCATCCGGAAGATGCCGCCAAAGATGGAGCCTAGCAAGCCCCCGGAAAGAATATCAAGCATGGTTACTCCTTATTTAGCCATCTCAGTGGCGGCTAGGTTAATACGGGTTTTGACTGCGCCAAGGTCTTGCGGTTCTTTGGTAAATCCAACGGAAATGTAACCTTCAAAAGCGCCCATTTCAGGCGGAATAGAGCCACGGCAGATGTAACCTACGCCCTGCTTTTCTTCCCACTCGGATGTTTTACCAGAGGCCACCAGCTTATCGCAATAGACTTCACCGTTCATCATGGCAATGACTGCGGTATTACGGGTTGAATCTTTGCCAAACAGAGTGGAGTTGTAGCCGTCAAGCAAAGTTTCCCGACCCTTAGAACCATATGCAAGTAGCGTAGTCCGGCTATTTACAACCAAAGCTACCTTGTGAACCAGCACAGTCTCGGCTTCTAAATCCTTTTGTAGCTTTTGGGCTACATGTTCTAGTACTTTGATTTCTTTAAGCTGCGGCTGGTGGCTTGAGCTTGTTATGGCGTTCAAGATGACAGTACGTGAGTCCCAAGCAAAGTAGCCAGCAAAGAACAAGAACGATAGCAGGATAACTGTAAACAGCTTAAACGGATTGTCCACCCACTCAATCAAACCAATGACTTTACCAACAGTGCTGTCGTCCTTCTTGGCTTCAGCTTTAGCAGGTGCTGGCGCGGCAACAGACACATTGATTGTCTGCTCGGCTTTAGGCTTGGGTGTACGCCGCTTAACAGGAGCTACCTTAGCTGGGGGTTTCTTTGTAACCATGTTATGCCAGTATGTCTATTTTCCGGTTTGTAAAAATCTCAAGG